TTTGCGCAATGCAATCCCGGCATTCTTTGCACCTTCCAGACTTCCGGCGTTACTTGCACCCATTACTTCGGTCCGTGCGATTCGCTCTGCCCTGTATCGGTTTGAAAATGATAGTTCGGACTGAATCTGTCTTGCCATGTTTGCAACAGATTGACCGGACGCGCCTGCCTCTTCAACTATCCTGTTAACGGTTCTTTTAAATACTTCCTCAGTCGTTCCGGTTATCCAAACTATTTTCTTAGCGGCTTTTGCTGCTGCATATGACTTAAAGTATTCCAGCCAATAATCCAATTCAATGTTTACTGATTTTTTTGTGTTGACTTGCTTAATAGTTGCCCGCGCAAAGTCGGCGCCAACCTTTGAATAGACTTTAGTAATAGCAATCTGCATTTGAACCGTATCAACAGGAGTATCGGCAGCGCGTAACATATCACCGGCGTTCTGTGCCGCATGAATCTTGACCATTAATTCAGCAAGGTTCGCATTTAGCGCCCGCTTAAATTCAGCGCGTGCCGGTGCTATGTACTTTGCCCGGCGGCGTTCGATGATTGCTATGTATTGCGCGCGTGTCATTCAGGTAAATATATTTTAGCCGCAAAATGCAATAATTCAGAATCCGGGTGAAAGTGCATAAATTCTGGATCATCTTTCATGTCCTTTTTAATGAACATGAATATTTTTTCAAGTTTATCCATTGGCATTTCGTGAATTATTTTTACTGCCAAATCTTTTTTTATGTTTTCTTCTGTAATTGTAGACGTTTCAAATAATGATTTTTCAACCCTACATTCTGCCATTAATGATTTCATTTTATCGGGGTTTTTGGTTTGTATTACAAAGATACATCATTCGGATCAATTCCCATATCAATGCCGGGTACAAATCCCATCGGGTACAGAATAGTATCCATCATAACATCGGTTGATTGTTCCTTTCCCATCATTTCGCGGCGTTCGTTACCGGTCAACCACCATGCCGGAGTTAGTGCAGTAGTCATTGCCTGTACGTCTGCATTTAGTTCGGTTATTATCGTTGTATCAAATCCAAGCGTACCACCATAAGCGGGCATAAGCCAGCTATTTAGCTTCGGGATCAATCGGTCAAATAATGGTATTACGCAATCGGTATATATTGCCTTGCGCGCCTCTTTGTAGTTGTCAAGTGTAGCGGCCTCAGCTGAAAACAAATGTATCGGAGCATGATACATATTGCAAATGTCCTGCAATGTGTACTTCATGGATTCGATTATATTCATATCGACAATGGAATAACCCATCTTAATCCATTGCATCGGGTTACGGGAAATCAGCACTTTCATGTAGTTGCTCATTGTCCCGTCTGTGTCTCGTATCTTCTTATCCCATGCATCTTGAATTGCTATGCCCTGATCTTTTGTAAACTCAATCCCGGTATCTTTTACACCTGTCAACATACCAGCAGGCATTCCGGCCTGATACCCTTTGTTTAGTGCCTTGTATCCGGAGTTGCTTGCCGATACAGTTGTTAATCCGGCTGTCAGCGGTGATTGCCCGTATAGTTGCTCCCCGCTCTGACCAAATGCAGGATTAAAATATTTGATGTGCATTACTTCACTTGCCGGTATTGTTTTCCATGCGCCCGCGCCTAATTGAATTTCGTAGCTTTTAACCGGCTGAGTAACTCCGCCCCCAATGATCTTAACCAAGTGAGCAGGGAGGCAGTAAAGTTCATACGGTTTACCTTTATTCAATCCAAGTTCCGGGGCCAGGCGATACCAATACAAATTACCTGTCAATAATAACCAACTCATTGACGCCTCAATAAATTCATCCTGCGATTGCTCCGGGTTAGGCTGGCTGAGTAGTTTTAAAACTTCGCTGTTCAGTACCGGATTTTCATTCAGGTTGTGCGTAAATGGTATCCCAGTGCATCGCTGAGTAATAGCAGTTACCACGCTGTAAACGTGTACATTGCCTTTGTACCCGTCTTTTATATACGATTCGATATTGTCAGGCGGCAAATAACCCATTTCGCCGGTCCACTGATACAGGATAGAGTTGAGCAGGTTTTCAACTGCTTTGTAAGGCGCTGCCTTTTTACTAAATATGTTACGTATGTTCATACTACCCAATTATCTTGTTTTAACTTAATCAGCGGAGTTAGCGCGTATCCAATCGCATCAATGCAATGGTTATGTTTGTCAATCAGTGAGGGCAATACATCCCCGGTTCGTTTGTCAGTCTTATAACTGTACAGTCTAAACTCTTCGGCTGTATGCGTGCAATCCGTATGAATTATAACCTGCTCAAAATTACGTATAAAATCAACCCGATCCTCAACGCATCCGGGCCACTTTTCTACTGATTCGATTTTAAATCCGGCCCGCTTCATATAGCTGACCAGTTCAGGCCTTGCTGAATCTGCCCGGATTACAAACATACGCGATTCCGGAATATGATCGAATAGGGCTGGGGTGTCATCAATTTCACATCCTACCTTGTATGATTCATGCCGGATATATAGCGTTCTGCCTTTTATGTAGCACCGAATAGAAACAGTCGGATCGGTTGAAAATCCCCAGTCAGCCCCGTTCAATGGATACCCGTGCGAATCATCAATTTCAAACGACTGAATTACATATTTCGATCTAAAAACCTGTGATTCTGTATGCTGCCTGACTTCGCCAAGCCAAATATGCGCGTATGCGTCATAATCTACCCGCTTCAGATATTCGGCTTCGTCGATTAATGTAGTAGGGCAGTCCGGGTTTTCAGTGTAGTTGATCTTACAAACATATGTCGAAGGTGGCTTATTAATTACAAATCTTTGGTAAACAGGATCGCTTGCAAGGTCAGGGTTAAATGTAATAAATATCTGGCTCCCTGGCTTTCTGATTGTCGGAATTAGGATGGACCACGAATGTTCTGAAACGCTATGACCTTCCTCAACCCAGCAATTATCTACACCTTCAAGCGATTTAATACTGTCAATCGTTAATCCGTTTAGCCCCTTAAAGATAAACTCAGAACCGTTCCGCCCGATGATAGTTGTTTTCTGAATCTCAAACAGGCCGGTTAATCCAAGCAACTCAATCTGATTTGATAGGAGCCGCAATACTGAATCTGTTATGCTATTCTGAATTTCACGAGCGCAAAGGATTAAGGTAGGTTTGATTATTGACCGGCAAAGTAATGCCCTTGCAACTTCCCATGACTTGCGACCGCCGCGACCGCCGTAATAAACCTGATACCGTGCATCATACAATGGGTTTTCGGGCTCATGTAATGGGGTGAACTGCTCAATGGTTTCAAGTTCCAATTCCATCGGATCGCTTTACTTTGACCGTAATGTTTGTTATTTCGACATTGCCTGAATGCTCAACTTTCTGTTTCTGTGAATTAATCCTGTCCGATTCGTCGTCCGTCCCAATTAATTTATACAGAGCGATTTGTGTTGTCGCGTTGTCAGATTCGTACCACTTTTTACGAAGCCCAACTTTCAGATCGTTTCTGTTTTTTAAAATTGCATCTTTTATAGTGTTCAGTTCGTTCAACTTGTGTTCATAGAATGTAACCTTTCCGCATGGCAAATACGAAACAACCTCCTCAATCCAAATAAGTTTATATTTGGTGATTGCTTCCAGCGATTGCCGCTCCAATTCTTTCGTGTCGTATGCCATTATTGAAATGATTTTATCCCATCAAAATAGGATTTGTAAAACTCAAATATGCCTGAATCAATAGTAATGCAACCGTTTTCACATCTTGGATTTGTGTTAATATTTGCAGATGTTTCGATCCCAAATGAAAACTTTTCACCAACTCCAGCGTATATTTTTGAATGATTTTTGAAAACCGCAATACGTCCGCATTGGTATTTTTCAAAAACTTCATTTAATTTTTTCCATTCCATTTTGTAAGTGTTCGGGAATATTTCCCCAACATAGGCGTCGAGGCGTTTTATTTTACCGGACTCCAACCACTCTTCAAATTGCATAATATCATCGGCGGCCATACACCAAGTCGAAAACAAACAATAATCCAAACTTTGTTGGCGCAAAACAACCTTAAGATAACTCAGACTATCAACATCGCCGGCAGTTATACAATGGTATGATTCGCCGTCTTTAAATTCTTTTGGCAATACATCGAGTAATTGAGTTTCTGAAAATGCTTTTCTGTAAATATTACGCGTTTGCCTTGTAATACATTCAGTTGACCTTCTGTGTGTCTGCTGAATTGGTTTATTTTCTGGGTCTGGTTTTACTTCTGCGTCCCAGTCTAAATCAATCTCCCATGAATTATTTTCCAGTTCCATAGCCTTCAAAGATATAACATTAAATCGCGATTGTCAATAGGTAAATTAAATTGTCATGCTATCACTGATGATGTCAGTAGTAGCCATGAGTTAGCAAACAGTTTGCTCAATAAATAAATCACACCTTGTGCAGAAGATTTTACCTTCAAGTATGATTAATGGTCTTGGATGTTCTGTGCAGGAGCAAACCGATTTGCTAACAGGCGGTATAACCGATTCATTTTTTTGAGTTATACGGGATTCTACCTCTTTTATAACCCTTTTCAGTTCCGTGTAAAGCGTACCATTTATTTTGCCTGTTTTTGATATGTGGTCAAAATTGGCAGGATTAACAATAATAGAATTTATTAATTCATCGTCAGTTTTCATCGTTGTTTGAGTTATTTTGTTTAAAAAATAAACCGGTCATACCGCCAATCCGTTACCACCGATACCGAAACAGCACATTGCCACCGCACCAATCCGCAGTAACTTTGATCGGTTTGGTATCACCTACAAAGTAATCCCATTGATCCGGCCCGGTTCGCTTCCATTCGTTTTGCTCCCGGTCCAATATCATCTGCTTGCCTGACAGATAATCCATGCAGTTGATTGACGTTGTGCATATCCGATCTGTAAATTCATACGCCACATAACCGGATGGGGTTTTGTACTCCAGGTAATCCCGGCTTTGGTAGATCAGTTCCAAATGTCTGCACTGTGCCTTAACGTTCTGCCGCTTCCAATCGAGGTTAACAAACTGGCTGAATCCGGATAGGGTTATTAGGATCAGGATTGTTGTGAGGGTTGCTTTCATTGTGAATCGGTTTTAAAGGTTAATTCCTCCCCTGTTAGGGCAAAATAAAGGTTCTGGAGTTGGTGAACATGGTAATCTTTCACATATAAAATAACATGGTCTCCCCAAAATATAACCCATTCTATATCAACCCCAACCTTCCACGCTTTAATTGCAAACTTTCCCTTTTGGTATAATATACTAGTCTTTTCAAGTCCTGTTTTTTGCAGCCATTCTTCGGTAAGGGGGATGGGTTCGGCATCCAACCCGTCTTCTATTTCTTCAATATCATGCCCTGATGATATTTCATATTCCTTTTGCTTGCTTGACAGGAATACTAAATTTCCAATTCTTAGTTCATTTGCTGATACTTTCATTTTTCGCTCATCCCCTGTTTTAGTTCTTCAAATATTTCCTTCATTGTTACCTTGTCAGATTTCGCGTATGTAATCCACTCTCCACCGTGAATTAAAAACATAATTGAATTTCTAACCGCATGATAGCTATAAGACACAACTATCAGTGATAGTACAAAAGGGTAAACCAATATTCTCAATATTATCATTTTTCGCTCCTTTCTGCCGGATAAACCGATCCAATTTCAGTATATCCGAGGTTAACTTCTAATTTTTTATTGTATCGCATTCCAAAAACCGATTTTAAGCGTTTCTTATACGCTTTTACCCCTGTCCGACCAATTACCTTATCACAGGCAAAAGAACGTATCATCGGGTTGCTTTTGCCGTTCAGCAGGTCAATTTTGAATATCCGTATCATCATCCGGCGGAGTTGGTTTATTTTTCATCCTGTAGTCGAGTAAATGCCCGATCCATTTTAGTGTTGTTCCGTAGTTTACTTTGTGCTTATCCGCTATCTGTCGGGCTGTCATGTCCGGTCTGCGGTCATAGGTTCGTAACAGATTGTCGCGCTGTTCGGTTGTGTACCGTGCGCGTTTGATGGGGGTGCGGGTCATGGTTTAT